TCTTTGGTTCAGGTGGAGCAGGTTATAATGGTAACTTCACCAATACTCTTGGTATCGTTGCTCACTCTGCTGCTGTCGGAACAGTTAAGCTTCTTGATCTTGCTACTGAAAGCGAGTATCAAATCGAGCGTCAAGGAACACTTTTTGTTGCTAAGTATGCTATGGGTCACGGAGTTCTCCGTCCTGAGTGTGCTATCGAGTTACAGAAATAATTCTCTCTTCGGTGTTGGGGAGGGGGACTGCGTAGCGGAATCCCTTCCCTTCACTGATATTTTTATTTATAAAGAAAAGCGATGGCACTGACTACTAAACTAGAAGCGGTAAACATAATGATCTCTGTAATAGGAGAATCACCTGTTAATACTTTAAGTGGAACTAGTGTTCCTGTAACCGTTACACAGGCAGTCCATGCGTTAGACGAAACCAGCAAAGCTATCCAATCAGAAGGATGGCATTTTAATACAGAGTATGATTATCCTTTAGTACCAGATTCTGTTACTAGTAAGATTACTCTTCCTGTTAACACTTTAAAAGTAGATTTAGACCCTGAGTTAAACACAGACACAGACGCTGTACAAAGAGGTCTTAAATTATACGACAGGAAAAACCACAGGGACACTTGGACCAAAGACTTAAAAGCTATTATTACTTTTGAGTTAGAGTTCGAGGAACTACCTGAACAATTTAGACATTACATATCTGTTAAATCAGCTCGCATCTTTGCTGCTAGGTTCTTAGGTAGTCGTGAGATAGAAGGGTTTGCTTTAAGAGATGAGATAGAAGCTAAAGCTAGGGCTATTGAAAGCGACTCAGAGAATGCTGACAGAACTATCTTTGATCACTATAGCGTAATGCGAGTAATTGACAGATAATGCCTTTGCTCAACACCAGCGTTCCCAACCTTGCCCAAGGTGTATCACAACAGCCTGACAATTTAAGATACCCTGGACAGTGTGATGAACAAGTAAACGCTTGGTCCACTGTAGTAGAGGGATTAGTAAAAAGACCTAATAGTAGGTTCTTATATGATACTGACTTAGGTGCTAATGTTAGCTCTAATTTATTTAGTCACTATGTAGATAGAGATGAACAGAATAAATATGTTATTACCTATGACTCTGTTAACGGATTAAAAGCTTTTGATCTTACTGCTAATGTTAAGACTTCAATACATATTAACGTTCCTTCTATTGCAGCTTCTAACTATCTAAGTACATCTAATCCTTTACAAGACCTAAGAGCTTTAACAATAGCAGACTCTACCTTTCTTGTTAATACACAGAAGACTATACAAAGAAACACAGACGAAGAGTTTAGAACAGCAGACCTAGAGACAGACGCTTTAGTATTTGTTAAGCTTGGAGACTACGATAAAGCTTATAGTATTTTTTTATCAGGACAGTTAGTTCCTGTATCTAGTAGTTTAGCAGCTGAACATGATTACACTACACACGGTGATGCTCCTGCTACTTATATAAGTGGAAGAGCGGGACACAGTGATGGTAAATACGCAGATACTGAATACATCGCTAAAGACCTTACAACCTGTTTAACTGATTATGTTAGTTCTGCTAAAGCTGTTAAATCAGTTAATATAGCAGGCGGTTCAGGTTGGACTCCTACAGGAGGAAGTAGTTGGAGAGGTACTGCTTATACTTATGAGTTCTTCATTGACCAATACGATTCTGGAACAGGGTTGCTAACAGCTTCAGGAGCTAAGGGTTGGGTTGTATTTGGAGGAAACGGTTCAGTGTCATCTTTTCAACTAACACACGAAGGAGCTGATTACCAACCATCCAATACAGCTGGTGTAAACACTAAGTACACAATAAGACAAGTAAGAGAGTGGACTAAAAGGTATTATGGAAACTTTAAAAAACAACAACATAGAAGTGCGTTCACAGACAGCAGTGTAACTTTAGATTCTACAGGTGCTGTAATAGCTTCTGTTAATCCTTTTTCTGTTACCTTTCCTACTACGCTTTCAATAAATGTACCTGGAGATTTCGTAGGTGTAACAGTAACTCAACAAGGAAGTGTTATAAAAATATCTAACACTATAGACTTTCAAATAAGAGTTTCTGATGGATTAGCAAATCAAGGATTAGGAGTAATATATAAAGAAGTGGACAGTATTACTGACCTTCCTAAATCTTGTTTTAATCGCTTTAGGGTTAAGGTAATTGGCGAAGCTGAATTAGAACAAGATGATTACTACGTGCAATTTAAAACAAAAGATAATGAAGATTACGGAGAAGGTTCTTGGATAGAGACATCAGGTTGGAACAGTGATTTAACATCGGCAGATAAGTTGTCAGGAATAGACAGTGCGATAGATATTGAAACTATGCCTGTCAGATTAATCCCTTCTCCAGCTACAGGTAAGATTACAAGTTTTGACTTGCAATTAATTAATTGGACACAAAGAGAATCAGGTGATGATTATACTAATCCATACCCTTCTTTTGTATCTGAAAGCGGACAGTTTGTTACATATTCAGGTTCTAATTATTCTTGCATCAAGTCTCATACTTCCAGTGGTTCAATCTTACCTACGAATACTACTTATTGGAAAGCACAGACAACAGTACCTAGTAACACGAAGGAATGGGCTTCAGGCATTGAATATTTAAAAGGAGCAGAAAAACGAATTAACGATATCTTCTTCTTTAAGAACAGGTTAGGATTGTTAACAAATGATTCCATTGTGTTCTCAGAAGCAGATGAATACTTTAATTTCTTTAGGACCACAACACAAACCTTATTGGATTCTGCTCCTATAGATGTAGGAATATCTCACACTAAGATCAGCATTCTTAAATACGCACAAGCGTTCCAAGAGAAGCTCATGTTATTCTCAGCTAAGACTCAATTTGTGCTTAGAGGTGGGGATTTGTTAACTCCTAAGACTGTTACTATATCTCCAGTTACTGAGTATGATGTATCAGAAAGTATAAGACCGTTAGCACTTAGTAGTCACATATACTTTAACTTTAAAAGAAATAGCTTTGAAGGTTTGCTTGAATACACTGTTGATAATAACACAGAGACATACGGAGCAACTGAGATAACAGAACAAGTTAATAAGTACATCCCATCTAATATCGTAAGGATGGAAGGTAGTGCATCAGAGAATATGATTATTGTACAGACAGACTCCGACTATAAGAAGTTGTTTGTATATAAATACTTTTGGCAAGGCAGAGAGAAGATACAGAGTTCCTGGATGACCTTTACTTTTAATAAAGATGTAAGAAGTTTTTACTTTATTGAATCTACTTTGCATATCATTACCACAGACAGTGACGGTACTTATCTAGAAAAGATACCAATGGAGAATGGATTGGTGGACACAGGTAAGAACTATTCTTTATTGTTAGACCACAGAGTAGACGGTAATTCTTCTTATGTAGGTCTAGGTGGTTGGTATCCTACAGGAACTCCTACTCCTTTAAGTATTAACGGTACTAACCTTACTAATGTCAGTTTGATCGTAGGTTCTAATGGTTTTGAATTTAAAAGCGGTATGTCTTTCTATACTAAGAATGGAAACAAAAGGACATTGACTATAGATAACGCAGACCCTACTAGAGCAGCTGTGAGTGGTCTTATCGCTAGTTTTGTATCTTACTCTAGTCATGTAACGCATAACAATAAGACATATAAATGCACACAAAACCACACAGCAGACGCAGCTAAAGAACCTGGAGTGGGTGCAAATTGGGAAGACTATTGGAGTGAAATTACTACAACTATACAAGCGTTAGCTTGGTCTTTATCAACTTCTTACATTACAGGAGGTTTATATCTTTGTACTACAGGTCATACTTCATCACCTACTATCCTTCCTGATGCTGCTGGTTCTTTATATTGGAACGACGCTACTGGGCTTATTGATTCTGCACCTGCTTGGAGTCCAAATGGTTACGAATACATTAGTCAATATGATTTCTTTGTAGGCTTTGAATACGATATGTTATATAGGTTCTCTAAGCAGAACTTAAAACAACCTACAGAAAGAGGAGGACGATCTGCATCTGATTATACTTATCAAACGATTCGTAACGGTAGTATTGAATACTCAGAGACAGGACACTTTAATGTGGAAGTCACACCTAAATTTAGAGACACCTACACTTACACCTACAACCCAAGTTTGTTAGCCTCTGTCAGTACCCTTAATAAATTCACACCTGAGACTGGATTCTTTAAGTTTGCTGTACAAGCTCAACCTAATGATGCCACTATCGAAATTAAATCTTCTAGTGCTTTACCAGTGAAGTTACTATCTGCTGAGTTTGAATCTACAATCATATCAAGGAGTAGACGCTATGGAGGTTAAGATAGAAAAAGCTTATGCAGTGGAAGACGCTCCTTTGTTATATGATGATTTACGGGAAGAAGATATGATGGAATGTATAGGTTTAATGCACCACCCTAGAGACGCTGTGTACGGATCATTTGAATCAAGTAGTAAATGCTATAGCGTCAAGACAGATCAAGACGGATTATTAGCGAGCTTTGGAGTGAGTCCTAGAGGGAACATTGGAGTTTGTTGGTTGCTAGGTACAAGGAATTTTTATAAAGTAAAGAAGAAGTTTGTTAAAGAATCACAGATGTGGATAGACGATTTAATGGATGGATTTGATTACTTAACAAACTATGTCATGGAAGCTAATACACTAAGCGTCAAGTGGTTGACTTGGTTAGGAGCTACTTTTCAGGATTGCAATATCCCTGGTTATAAGGCATTTAAGATAGAGAGGAAGTAATATGTGTTTACCATTAGCAGCAATAGGAGCAATAGCAGGTGTAGCATCGGCAGGTGCAGGGTATATAGGACAAAGACAACAAGCTAAAGCACAAGCAGCCTATCAAGCACAGTCAGCAGCAGCGGAGCGTCAAAGAGCGTTACAGGAACAGTCCTCAATTAGGATGCGACAAGCACAAGAGCAAGAAGCTACGGCTAGGGAACTTGAACAAGTCAGTAGGAAATCCCAAGAAGCGTTAGCTAGAGCTAGGGTTTCAGCAGGGGAAGCAGGTGTTGCAGGTGCTAGTGTACAAGCTTTGATGGATGACTATACTAGACAGGAAGCAGGGTATAGAGCAGCAACTTTAAGACAACAAGAGTTAACAGGAGTAGGTACACAGCTGGGATTAGAACAAGCTGGATTAGCTTCTCAACAAAGACTTATAGGGATTCAACAACCTATCAGTAAACCTAGTTTCTTAACAGCAGGGTTAAGTGCGATAAGTGGCGGACTTAGTGGATACAGAGCAGGTTTAGATATTAGTAGTAGGATGGGTTCACCGTCTACTATAGATATAGGAGGAGGACAGGTTTCTAGGTATATGCCCAAGACAGATCAATATAGCATTCCTACACCAGGTTATTAATTATGGCTAAAGAACGAGTACAAGTACAAGG